CTGCTGCCATTCTCGTATGCCTTCAGATTTTCTTTTATATTGACGATTTAGTTCTTCAGCCTCTTTAATCTTTGCAGCAGTATCCTCAATTATTTGATCGGCTGCAGCAATTTTTTCAAACTCTTTAGCTATAAGGCTATTTATAAACTCTTGATCTACAGATTGCTCACAAGTAGGGCATTTATCGCCCAGTTTATTCATTTTAGTTATAAATGAACTACTCGAACTCTTAACATTTCTAGCATTTGATGCTTCTACTTCGAACTCTGTAGTAGCTACTCGTTCATTTACTTCTATTGCCCTTAATTCGTCAATAGGTATATTTTTGAGTAATTTTTTATACTCATTGTTTTGGGAAATTTTTCGATTCGTAGACGAGAGATTTTGAAAATCAACTGTAAGTGAACCTAATTCCTGTCTTGCTTCTTCCGATATTTCTGGTAAATTTTGTATACCCTTTGGGGTAGTATCGGTAAGTTTGTTTGATTCTAACCATTTTTCAATGGTAGTTAAACGCCCTTGCAACTCAGAATATTCATTTTCTACTTCCCTGGCCATTACTTTAATAGCCTCAAATACCGCAACATATTCCTCCAGGCCTAATAGGTCTATAAGGAACTTTTTACGATTAGTATCTGTTGCGGTAAGAAAATTCAAACTCGCATTAGTATTCTGATATACTATTTGAGAGAATGTCTTAAAATCAATACCTATAATCTGTTCTATAGTTTTATAAGTATTTGTAGCAGTATGACTGCTAATATCTTCGCCATTTTTTAAGAGCTTTACCTTAAGCGATGCGCGTCGATTTAGATCAATCTCATACTGGTCTCCATCTTTATCAAGCTGAAGATTAATTTCATATCCTTTATTAAGAGTTCTATTTGCAATTTCGGCTTTCTTGATGCCTTTTGAGTTTTTGTTAAATAAAACTTCTTCAAGAATTAACGGGATGGAGGATTTCCCCACCCCGTTTGTTCCAAGAATCTGAGTAATCTTTTCAGCTGATAGGTCAAGAGAATTATTTGCTCCATAAGAGAAACAATTACTCCACTTCAACGTTTTTAGCAATATCATTGTATAGTCCTACAACACTGGGTATTTTACTCTCTTCTATTTGTAGAATATAGCTAAGATACTCTACTAGCTCCTCTCCTATCGACATGTTCTTATCGAGTATGAGAGTAGCCTCTGTACTGCGTTTTACTACTTTCTTATCTAGCAGCTCATTGGCTTCGGCATTCGCCAAGTCACCAAGATCACCCTCTAATTCATAGATTACATGGTCGATTTCACCTGGAATCATGTCTTTTGGATCACTAACAGTTCGTCTAATTAACTGGGGCAGATTAAATGGTTCCCATAACCAGTCCCATGTTCCTTCGTTAATTAACAAATAACCTGTATCAACCCGTGCTCTATGAAATGATGTAGTCATTGGACTACCTGGGTAAACTATATTTCTTTGAGTGTTACTATGTGCATGAAGGTCTCCAGCGAACACAACTGGAAAATCCTCAAACCTATCCAAATCGACTTCTGGGGTCACATGGGGAGGGATTGCTCCACGAACATGAGTAAACAAAGGCTTGCTGGTGTCAAAATGCTCTATACTTCCCTTTCTATGTAGCTCATTATACGGAAGGATAGAAAATCCAAAATCCGGATCTACATAAGATATATCTATGATAGTTACGAGAGGGTTTACCGCTTTTGTAACTTTTTTAAGATGCTTAAAAAATGAGGCATACTTAGTAGTAGCCTCATGATTTCCAGGAAAAATTATAGTGGGTACTTTAACACCGACTAGAAAGTCATAGTATAGTTCTTCTTCCTCCAACGTAGGGAGACGATCAAAAAGATCGCCCCCTATGATGTGCATATCACACTCTATAGCATGAACCTGTTTGAAGAACTCGTAATAACGAGCTTTCGCCCAGTCTTTAGGAACATTCTTCTGCCCTAATTTAATATGCCAGTCGGCTGTAAACAGAATCATGATACATCAAAGTCTTCTGACATAGAATCATTATCAGTATTATCTTCTCCCGCTCCGTGGATTTTATCAAGAAGCTCTTTCTGAGCATCCGCAGTAGCACGAGGCAGCAGTTCTGCAATAGGAGTTGCACTATCAATAGCAGCTCGATGCTCGTTCATAACAGCACCTTTGCTTTGCATGCTCTTAATTTGATTGAGAGTGTACTCTACGTTATAGACATGAGGGCCAGTCTTCTTCTTAGTGAAGTGAACTTCCCAACCATCTTCAAGATCAGTTGGGTCTCCCAAGTCTTTGGCAGCTTCAAGAATCTGATCAAACAGCTTTTTCTTCAGATTAAAGATTTTTGCTTTGCCATCAGCAGGGTCAATACACTGGACTGAATAAGACCAAGTTGCTTTAATATCTGGATATTGCTCCCTTACCCAGTCTTTTTCTGCGTTTGCCCAAGACTCAGTATTTCTATCGAAAGACAAGCACTCGATAGGAATATTTTTGTCGTTGGTTCCTTTTATCCAGTAGAGGTATCGAGGAAGAAGTTCCCCAAAGAAACGGACAACATTGTCGCCCATCTTAATTTCGTATTGATCTAACTGCTTCTTTTGAGCAGAACCTTTGGAATCAGTAAATTTCATATAAGTATCCTTTAATGAGTAGTTTCTTCCCACTTAAAATAGATTTCTCCATTATGAACAGAAAGTAACTTGTTGTTGTGAAGTTCCCCTGTATCAACGGGACAGTCCCGTTCAGACAAGGTTTTGCGTTTTGTGACTATATATTCGGAAAGGCTTCTGAAACTTGCTAAGGCCACATACTCAGCTATCTCATTATCTTCGTAAAGATGTCTATTCTCGAATATTGCGTTCGGATTGAGTAAGAATGAATCTCCATCCCAATCAATCAATCCTAGCCGCTTGGCTAAGAAATCGTAATTATTTTTAGGCACTGGTCTGTGTGTAATGTAGTGTATAATATCTACTACTTTACTAGACTTTCCTTCTGCTGTCGCGTAGACTTTTTGCCAGTTGTACTTTATCA